AGAATACATTTCTATTATCTTGACATACTGTTCTACCATATACAGCTCCTCTATTTGGAGATATTACAGATAGTCTAAATACAACTGCTCCACCAACATAGTCCATACGAATTATTTGGTTTTGTCTAAATACATATCCAATCTCACCTGACGTAATGGCAACTATTTGACCACCTGATCCTGATAGATCTTGAAAGTCTGATTGTTTACCTGACCATGTAGCAAGATCATTGATACCTGACCATTGTATTCTATTTTTATTACTAGGTTGATTACCTGTAACTAAAAAGTCTCGGACAACACCTGATACTCTAAATACTGGTGTAGTTCCTGCTGTAGCAATAGTGCTTAAATTTTTAAATTTTGTAGATGTTCCCATCTCATAATATTGAGCTGGATCTACTCCATTACTTGCAATTACATAGTTTCCAAACTGTGTAAATGTAATGTAATCTGTATCAGTTCCACTTAAAGGTGTTCCACCAGTAAAGTTTGTTACTGCTAATCTTGTAGGATCAGAAGAAGTTACAGTTAAATTATCTCCACCAGCTACTGCTCTTGTTACTGTAACTACATTGCCTGATGGATTTGGTGCTGAAAATCCAGATAAACCATTAATACCAAGAACACCACCAGCTCCAACAGCTATGTTATCTGCTGTAGATGCATTGTCTGATGCTATACTAAATTCATTTGCATTAGAAGTTGGATTTGTTGCTGTAGCTGTCATTGTTGTAGAGTTACCAGCATTATCCTTAAATGTAATAGTAGCTCCTGGAGAAATGTTAGCTGAGTCAGTTACTGTAATTGTAAAAGAAGCAAAAGAGCTAGTAGTTAATTTATTCTGTGCTCCTATCTCTGTAAAAGCTCCATTTTCTAATTTAAAAATAGTTTTGTTATTTGCAGTAAAATTAAAAACTGTATTTGTATTATCTCTAAAACTACCAGCTCCTCTAGAATCTTGATTCATAGTATTGGAACTATAGCTAACCAAAGATGGAAATCTTTTGTAACTATTAATAGTATGATATACGTTTGTTGCTACGTTAGCTCCCTGTTTTAAATGTTCAGGTTGATCAGGAAGCCATTCTCCAAATGGTACTTGCATTATCTACCTCTATAAAATGATAAATCTGTTTGTACATCTGTTCTTTGTGTAACAGGTGCACCTCCATATGTATCTTGTCTATCGTTATTCTCACATCTTTCTAATGCAGTAGAATACATTTGTAACCATTGTGATAATTGTGTTTGATCTATTCCACCAAGAAAGTTAGCTGCATGATATAAAGATCCATATAAATATATAGCAGGGTGAGTTGCTAATATATAGTTTGATGTATTTGTACTACTTAATGTTGGTATAGCCTTATAGTATGATAAGTAACCTGTATACGCAGTATCAGGTGATGGACCAAATCTAAAAGTTTCTGCTCCATTATCACTTTCTATTGTATATGCTCTAGGTCTACCAGAACGAGAACCACCTTTTATTTCAAATAAATTATGTGGTGTAATATATTCTAATGGATATTTTGTTGAAGATTGTAATATATAAAATGATCTTACAGAAATAAATCCTGTTGGTACAGATTCTGTTTCACTATCTATTGTGATAGTATCAATCTGTTCCATTTGTCTAATTCTTAATTTAGCATTAAAGTCAGCTTCTGTTAATTTAATAAAATCATCTTGTATCTCATCTGTAAGATCTGATCTATTTAAGAAGTTTGCTATAGATGCTTTTAATTCTGTGTATGTTGATAATGCCATTATAAACTGCCTTCTGCTGTTCTAAAATATCTAAACTCATTACTATTAAGTTTAGTTCTCATAATTTTTCTTTGTATTTCTTTTGGTAATGCAAACCAGTTGTTGCTACCATTATATTCTTTTGCCCAGATCTGTAGTACTAATGGTGGTACACTAGCTACTCTTTTCATTTCTCTAGCTTTAGACAAATATCCATCATCATGATTGTAAAGCTGTTTATTTCTTTTCAACAAAGGATTAACATTTTGTTGATTGTTAATAGTTAGCTTACCATCTGACTCTTGGATATATTTAGTCTTTATTCCACCATCGTATTCTACAGATCGAACTTTTCCCATTACTCTGTTAATTCAGTTACGTAAAGATTTACAGATCCTATGACAGCAACTTTTTCACCTTCTGATACTTTAAAATATTCATATGATTTAGATTCTAAAAATATCTTAGCATTAGTTGCTGTAGGATTTACTCCAAACTCAATATGACAATCAGCGTCTCCTATGACTCTAACATATTCTACATTAGAACCAAATGCTGATGATTGAGCTGAAGATCCTGAAGAAGTAACTTTTTGTGTAGTAACAGGTCTCATCGCAATGTGTGACATGCTACTCCTTATCTTCTAATTACAAAAGTTACGTTAAGTTTATTAGCTCCAGTAGAACCACCATCTGTAATCATTTCAATAGTTCCACCTTCTTCTACTTGATTTGCTGCTGTTGGTTCTGCTGAATCAACTGTACCAGCTGCTGAACCTGAATGTGCAACAGTTATTCCACCACCAGTTACAGCAGTTCCACCAATTTCAAAAGATATAGCTGCATTAGCACCAGAGATTGCTCCCTGTAATGAAGTTATAATTTTAATAATTTTTCCACCATCTGGTACTGCAACAAAAGTTGATGATGCTGTTGATATATCGGCGATTTCGCCATAGATAAAATAATCGTTTAATGTTCTCATTTTATTCCTTAATTGTTCCGATCTTAACCTTATCTCAGATCTTCAATTGTTTAGAATCTGCTGGGGGAGCAGATTTATAGGTTACTCCCCCAAACAGTTATATTATTATGATGTTGTTAAGTCTGCGACTAAGCCTGATGCTTTCTCATTTCTAGACTCTAAAGTAGCTTCTACTAAAAGCTGTCTCTTTTCAGAGTCACCAGTTTTTGAAAGTTCATGCATAGAGAAGTCTCTTAAAAACGCTATTGCAAAGTAGTTCATATCTAAGATATACGCATCTCTATCTCTAGAGAATCTGTTAGGTACTACTTGTAACTGACCAAAGTCAGATGCATATACATCAACTGATGTGTATAATGTAGCGTCTGCACCTGCATCAAATCTAGTTGAATTACCAGTAAATCCTGATAATTTTTGTTTGTTGAATGGGCCTACCATAATCATGCTAGGATCACCACCTTCATTCCAAACTGATTTGATTACAGTTTTAAGTGATGCTTCTGTAAAAGCTCTTTGAGTTCCATCAGTTCTAGCTGTATTACCAGATCCTCCTGATGAACCAGATGCACCAAGATCATCATTAGTTTCGATCCATGCACCTAAAGAACCAAATTTTCTTGCAGTAGATGCATTACCAGCAACTTCAGCTTGGTTGCCAGTTACAGTTGCTTCCATGTCTCTTTTTAGTTCTTTTGCTTTTTTTGCAATTTGATATGCTAATTCAGATGCTCTACCTGCTTTGTCTACAGCTTCCTGAGTTCCTGTGATTACAACTGTTTTGTCCATAATCTGAGAACTGTTAGAAAGTCTAGAAGTTGCAGTAACTGCATCTAAAGTTGCTTCATCACCTTCGATAACAGCATTGTTAGTTGCTGCTGCTGCTAAGGCGTCTGTTTGCCATTCATGAAGAACTGCTGTAGCTTTTGTTTTAGCTGCTGAGCTGATGAATGGCGTATCTGTTGGTGAGATACTGTAGATTACATCAGAAAGATCTTCTCTTTCACCGACTGAATCATACGTATCAAACGTGTTAGTTGGTTGTGCCATTGTTATTTCCTTTGTTGAGATTTAAGATTAATAATGTCAAGTATCGCAGATGATGCATCTTTGATGTCACCACTCTTACGTAACTTGCCAATTTTATTTCTTATTTGCTCTCTACCAGAACTTGTTGATGACTTCGCAACACCAGGCTTAACAACCTTTGGAGCATTAGCTACTTTCTTTTGAACGATAGGTCTTTTATCTTTCAAAGATTGATAGCTCATGGCATCCTTTGCAACCAATAGAAATCTATGGTCTGCAAGTGATCCTATCTCATCATCATTAAATCCATATCCTCTAAGTGAGTTACGCATATTAACTTTGAATTGATCTGCTTTACTTGGATCGCTATACTCTGGTATTTTTGTAGCTGCTAACTCTCGCTGTGTTTCAAGAAAATCACTATATTGTTTAGCTTGAGCTTCTCTAGCTTTAGCTCTCATATCATCAAGCTGTGTTTGTCGTTGTCTTAGTTCATAATCCAACTTAGCAGCTTGTGTAGGATCTTCTTCATATAATTTCTGAAGATCAGCACTTCCTTGTTGTTGTCTGACAGTTGCGTCAGCAGTTGCTATAAGTTCATTCAACTCTGATAGTTTTGCATCATAAGATTGACGCAAACTATTCTTTTGAGATTCAAGATCTCTCTTTTCCATACTCAAAGAATGAGTTTTTTGTCTATAATCTGAGTCTCTAGAATATCCAGCTTTCAGTTCATCAAGGCTTACCTCAATCTCTTGACCATTTACTTTTAATTGGTGGAGACTAGGTTCTTGTGATTCTGTTTGTGTTTCTTCTGTTACCTCAGTATTTTCAGTTTCCTGCTCAACTGGAGCTGCTTCAGACTCAGCTTGGCTCTCTGGAGTTTCCTGTGTCTCAGTACTTACAGGCTCTGAAGGTTCTGCTTTAGTTTCAGTTTCTTGTTGATCTTTTGGATTCAATAATCCTGAAATCTTTTCAGCAGCACCATCTATATTGGTTGCTTCTGACATATCGTTCCTTTCATGGTTGACGAATTTGAAGTTGCGTTAGCTTAACTTCTTTTATTTAGATTATCTATCTCGTCTTGAGATAGTTTTCCACTTGTCATGATACTTTGTAAATGACCTCTGATTTTGTCTACAAGATTGTAGGCTACCCAAAGATATGTACGTTTATCATCTTCAGTGAATTTTGTATTAAAGATTTCTTGTTTATATATTTCAAGAAGATCTTCAAATGCTGTCTTTAGCAGGGGATCGTTCAGAAGTTGTTCTGCTCTCTTGCCCTGCCTGATCTGTGTTTCTTTGTCCATTGTTAAAGAATTGGTTTTGTCCTCTTACTATTTCTTTCATCAAGTCACCTGCTTTATTTAGATCAGTTTGTTCTAACATTGATCTACGTTTCAAGTTGGCTTCATCAATTTTGCTACCATATTTTAATTCAAGTTCTTTAATTTTCAACTCAAAATCTAACATAGATTGTCTCATTCTTGCCTCAATTTGTTTTATATCAGTTTCAGCTTTTAGCTGTGCTCTCTGATTTTCACCTTGTACCTGTGCTAGAGTTACTTTTTCAAACTCTGTTGGAGGCTTAGGTGGTAATTGTGGCATTTGAGATGCACCAACGTCAGGATCCATAAAGAAAGGTTCTACACTATTTAGACCTGCATGTTCAACTAATTTTTTCAAAGAATTGTATATC